ATTAACAGTAGAGTTAATGTCAGAGAAGTAGTCTAGGCTTGTCCAGTTATTGACACCATCGCCAATTTTAAATTTATTTGTATCTGATTCCCAACCCATTTCGCCAGCATTTAATACTGGTCCTGCTCCACCATTTGTAGAGATCCACTGCGCTGCAGTTCCTCTACGCTGTTGCATTCTGGTTGCCATTTATTACTCCCTATACTTAGTTATATTATAACAGATAATTAATTAAAGTTATCTGTTGCTATTCCGCCGTCGTACGTTGCTTCAAATTCTGTAGTGTTATAAAGTCCAGCACTTACAAGAACTCCAGGTTCATAATAAAACCCAGCATCAATAAATCTACTTACAACCAACCCAGTTCCATCAATTGCTGTGTCATGAATATGATCAGGTAATATTTCAGAATCTTCAAGGGTAGCAATTGCAATCCATTGACTACTGTAATATACGTGAATACGTTCTGTTACTGAGTCAAACCACAAATCTCCATTGCTTGGAGAAACTGGTTGTGTATCACTAACTGGAAGTTGTGGGCTTCCTACTGCGGTGTCTACGTAAAGTTTTGTTGCTGCATGTGCATCTAAAGTAGGGGTGGCAACTGTGACTGTTGATCCAAAAGTTCCGCCATCGGCTACAATAATGCCGTGCTTTACTCTGAAGTCTTTATTTACAGTTGCCATTTTAAGCCCCTATCTTAATTATGCTTCAATATAAATTTTGTGTACTTTAACAGCAGTGTCTGCTGCTGTACCAGTAACCTGTAGAAGAACGTTTCCACCACTGTAAACAGCGTTGGTAGTTCCTAGTACTGCGTTACTAACTACATCTGCATACTCTGTTAAGTAAACGTTGTTTGATCCATCTACTGTAACTAGAACTTCAATTACTTCAATGTCTCCCGCTTTTTTCATCTGAACAATATATTTTGCAGATGAATAAGTGCTTGCTGACCATGAGTCAATTGTTGTTGCTGAATCTGATGCGGTAGCAAGAGCAGAACCAACAAGAGCATCTGGAAGAGCAATGCTTGTAGCAGTTGCTGCGCCTAATGCTGGGGTTGTCAGTGTTGGGCTTGTTAAGGTTTTGTTGGTAAGGGTTTGTGTTCCATCAAGTGTAACTACAGTTGAATCAATATCAATTGTGTTTCCAGTCTTGTCTAATCCTGTACCAGCAACGATTTGTCCTAGACCAGTAAACTGAGTAAAGGTAAGCGCTGTAGTTCCAACTGTAATTGCACCATCGTTAGTTAATACATAACCTTGATCAGCGTTTACAGTTCCTTGCTCTACGAATACCGCAAAATTTGAAGTAAGTTCTGCTGCTGTATCACAATCAGTTGAACGATCTGGAGCACCAGATACCTTAACTACATAGATACCGTTTTCTGAACCAGTCGCTTGGTTTTTAACAAGAACACGGTCACCTGTAGCAAGAGTTACTCCGTCAAGAGTATCTCCATTTTCTAAATCAGATGCAAGAGTTACTGCTGCAGTTGTTGCTGCACGTACTGATGCTTTCCAATCAATACCTTGTGCTGCTGAATCTACGTAAGCCTTTGTTGCTGCATCAGTTGCGTCCGTTGGAGTTCCAAGACCTGTGATCTTGTTTGTACCCATTGCAATTGCGCCAGTCATTGTTCCGCCTGCAAGTGCTAACTTAGCAGCAAGATCTGTTGTAAGGTTTGCAATCTTAGATTGAGCAATTGCTGCTGCAGAGTTAATGTCTGCATCTACGATTGTATCGTTAGCAATCTTTGTTGAGGTTACTGCACCGTCTGCAATTTTTGCTTCTGTTACTGCGCTATTTACAATCTTTGCTGTCTCTACGGAATCTGTAGCAAGTTTTGCAGCAGTTACGTTAGCATCTGTAATTTTTGCTGTTGTCACTGAATCTGAAGCAAGTTTACCGTTAGTTACGCCAGAATCTGCGATCTTTCCTGTTGTAACTGCGCTATCTGCTAATTTACCAGTAGTTACGTTTAAATCTGTAATCTTTCCTGTTGTAACTGCGCTATCTGCTAATTTACCAGTAGTTACGTTTAAATCTGTAATCTTTATAGTTGTAACAGAATCTGAAGCAAGCATTGTTGCTGTAACTGTACCAGTATCACCAGATGTAACTACAGTACCTGTTACGTTAGGAAGTGTAATTGTACGATCTGCTGTTGGGTCTACAATTGTAAGAATTGTCTCATAGTCATCTGCAGTTGCACCTTCAAATGAAATTTGTGTATCAAATACACCAACTGCTGGTGGTGCTACGTATTTTAATCCTGTTGCTTCGTTGCTATCTACCATTAAAATGTGTCCGTTAGTTGCACCAACGGGTAGTCTGGCAGCAGTGTTTGATCCTGTACCAACAATTAAGTCGCCTTTTGCGTCAAATATTTCTTTTGTAATTACGTCATGTGAGTTAACGGTCGCAGTTGATCCCTCAACTATCAGTCCCGATTTTACTCTAAAATCTTTTGTTACGGTTGCCATCTTTTATCTCCTTGGTTAGGCCTTTAATCCCATACGCAAATAGCGTAGAGTTATAGGTGTACTTCCCCCCACAGGAACTACAGTTAAAGAAACTGTATCTCCAGCCTTTGAAACAGAGATGGTGCCAATATTCCCATCATTTTCAATTGTTCCGTATTGACTAACAGATACATCTGATCCGTCATTCAATATCGTTAATTCTGTAACAGAGTACTTATTTGCACCGCCTGCTACATACTTGAGTGAGACCATATATTTCATTGATCTAAACTCACTTGATGCAAAATTATCAAACACGGTTGAGTTTTCAATTCCATTAATTGTTAACTCGTTATTGCCGTCTGATCCAAGATCGGTAGACCTAGCAGAAGTACTATCAATTAAATCTATATAGTTTTCTTGTGTTGGTCTATCGCCTGTTTGAAACAGAGCCTTTACGTTGGTGGTTGATATCTTTGCCATGTGGCTATTATATCATTATGTTAAAGTATATAGTTAGAAAAACCAATTATCTGAATACCGATTCCAGGAGGATTTGCTGGATCGTATCCTTCAATACCAACGTTTGTAATTGTAAGTCTAAAAGGTAAAACTGATGATGGCGTAATAACTTTTGCATAGTCTACTTTTTGAAAATTTGACGGTATTGGTTTTAAGTCAGAAACTGCGACGGTATTAGTCAATGTAGCAATAGCAAGAACTGTACCTAAAGCAACATTAGATGCTGTTGAGTTAAAGGGTTTTATATTAGAAAGAGTTTTTGTTGGTTTTATGTCTTGAATAGAAACGGGGTTTGATATATTGCTAATTCTTGTGATAGCCATTTATTAACTCTGATCTGTAACTTCGCCTATCATGATCATTTCACCTTGACATACCGTCCAAACACGATTAGCGTCAGTTAACTGAACGTCAAATACGTCACCAGTTTTTAATTGCTTAGATTGTTCTGGTGATATGGTTACTGTGAATTCTCCTGGATCATCAAAGACTGTTGCATATGGAGTTATACTAAATACTAAGTCGGTTCCGACATTGTCTGAATACCTTCTAAAATCTGCTTTTATATCCCAGCCAGTGATATCTCCGCTTTCATCATTTGTATAATCTAATTCATTTCCAAGATCATCTTCTACATAAATTCTAAAAGAAGCGCTATCTCCTACAACTACCGTCCAATTTACAAGTGGTGGGATATTGCCAAGATTATATGTTGCAGGAGCCGTTGGCTGAGGCGACATTGCAGATTCATCGGTATTTCTATATAAAGCGGCCATAGTTATATCATTATACCATCAACTAATATGATATTTAAAATATTTTTATATTTTATTACTCAAACTTGACTCTATTGCCAAATTCATGTTATAATTAATACATGCTACCTACTTGGTAGCATTTGTTCTCTAGGAGGTATTTTACAATGAGAGAAGCAAATGTTTGGCTAGGGGTATTGTCGTTGGTTATTTGTGGTACTGTTTTTTCAGGGGCTGCAAATGCAACGAATGAAAACAACTTACTAATTAAAGAGTCCGTGAAGTCTGCCACCCAAAAGGTGGCCTTTTTGGTTTCTAAAGAGAAAAAATTAGAAAAGTATGAAAATGCTCATAATTTAACTGATGAGCAACTGGTGGATATGTTACGTCATGTAGGGTTTGAAGGAAAGACTTTGAGGTCTGCTTGTGCTATTGCAAAGGCAGAGTCTAATGGTCGTCCTCTTGCTTTTAACGGTAACGTAAAAACTGGAGATAGTTCTTATGGTGTATTTCAAATAAATATGCTTGGAGAATTAGGGTCAGATCGTAGAGAAAAGTTTGAGTTAGACTCAAATGCTGAGTTATTAAACCCAGTAGTCAACGCACAAATTGCTCTTCACATGACTAAGGGTGGAAAAGACTGGTCTGCATGGAGTTCCGTAAATGGAAAAAGGTATCAAGAATGGTACAACAAATATCCATGTAAGCAATAAAATTAATCAATAAAATACCCCCATTGGATTTCTCCTTTGGGGGTTTTTTATATTAAATTATTAAGCGGGTGTCTCTTCAGTAGGGGTTTCTTCTACTGCTGGAGCGGTAAATGTGCTATCGGCATATGTATAACCGATATCAGCAAACGTTCCTAGTGGAATCAATGCACAATAAGAAGAAGTTACTTCTTCTGCAATGTCTAATGATGCAGCAACTATAATATTAACAACTCTTGAATTATCATCTAATACGGCATATTTTTTCATATTTTCTCCTTAAATGTAAATGTGAAGTTGTGCAGAGGTACCAGAAGAACCAGAATTACCAACGCCATATCTACCACCAGGGGCATTTCCACCTGCACCACCTGAAGCAGCACCAGTTGCTTGGGTTGTAATTGTTCCAGTCCTTATTAATGCTCCTGTTGGACTTAAACTAGTTAGGGCTGTTGTTCCACTTGCAGTGCCAGCAGCGCCAGTTGCACCCGTACCATACCTGGACTGTCCTGCGCCACCTGCACCACCAAGAACAATAAGTGCACCATCAAATATTGTGGTA